CGAGCTGTCCCAGTTGGCCGAGGTCGTCATGAGCGTCGCGACGCGGATCTCACGCTCGATGAGGAGCGCGTTGAGCACGCGGGTCACGGTCGCCTGACGGATGCGGAGCGCCGCATCCGCGGCCGCCTCGAGCTGCGTACCGACGAAGCCGCCGAGCGCGTACTCGACGGTGGTGAAGGTCGCGTTTGCGAGCCGGGGAGAAATCTCCGCGACCTGCGCGCTGGTGGCGCCGATGACGGGAGCCGCGCGCTGGAACGCGTCCTCCTTCGCGAACGTGTAGTACTTGTCGCTCGGCTTGGTGCGGAGCAGCGGCGGCGCGACCATGTCGGCCATCGGCGCCTCGTTCCGGTAGCCGGCCGCGTAGCCCGGGGTGGCCGCCGCCTGGTGGACGTCGGCGTTGCCGAGATCCATCGCGATGGTGTTGCCCTCCCAGTCGGTCATGCGGATGGCCTTCGCGCGCTCGCGGGCCTCTTCCTCGATGCGGCGGGCCTGGGAGCCGATGCCGACGGCGCTGCCCATCGCGTGGGCGATGACGCCGCGCGCCTCGTTCGCCGCGTAGTCGGCGAGCAGGCGGTTGTAGTTCTTCTCGACCGGCTCCCACTTCGCGACCTGGTTGCCGGCCGCGTCGTAGACGTAGCCGTTGTTCAGATCGAGCTTGAGCTCCTGCCCGGAGTTCTCGTCCTTGTACCGAACGACGTGTTCCGTTGCCATGATGGGGTCTTCTTTCGGGGCACAGCGCCGCCGCCCCGCTCGGCGTTCAGCCGGCGAGGTCGTGAGAGCGCGTTGTTTTTAGACGGCGATGTGGCGACCGAGGGCCGGTCGCGGGAGAGGGTTCAGGCGTTGAATCCGCCGACGAGCATCACGAGGACGGGGTCCTGATCTGCCGCGGTGGAGAGCGCGATGCCGAGCTGGTTCTTGCCCGCGGCGTGCGCCTTGGCGAAGCCGATGCGCGATGCGGTCGCCGAACCGTCGACGATGCCGTTCGCGGTGACGACGCCATCGGCGAAGGTCTGCGCGATCGGGCCGAAGCAGCGGACGCGCCCGTAAGAGCCCGCCTTGATGACCTCCATGGTCACGCCGATCACGACGTTGCCGGTGACGGCGACGGGGACGATCCCGATCCCCTCGTTGGGGTTCGTACCGACGACGTTCACGGCGTCCGCCTGGACGGAGACGAACGCCGGGATGTCGGAGCCCGAGTAGTTGAAAAACGCGAAGTCGGATTCGCTGGGCGCGTTCGAGAGCTGGAACTGAAGAGCCATGGTTTCCTCGACAAAACGCGGCCTCTTTGCGCGGCATCGTGGCCGGCAAGGTCGGTCGCAATAGGGTTGGTTCAGCGCGCGCGAGCGCCTGCTCGCGAGCCGATCAGCGGACTGCGGACAGAGGCGCGATCAGCGCTGGCTGGTGCGCGTCGTGGCGGGCTGCGTGGAGCGGAGCAGGATGCGCTGGGCTTCCCCGAGCGGGATCCCCTTCTGCGCGGCGAGCGCGCGCGCCGCCGACGCGACGTCGACCGGCTTGCTGCCCGCGTCGTCGCCGACGAGCGTCGGAGCGACCGTGCGGTGGTCGGTGAGGTTGCGCTGAAGGTGGCGCTTGTCCGCCGAGATCGTCGGGTAGCGCTTCTCGAAGCGGGCCGGATCCGCCTTGAGTTCGAGCTTCATCGACTCGCGGTCGTCCTCGTTGAGCTTCTTGACGTCCTTGTACGAGTCGAACGCGTCAGTGAGCCGCGCGTCGAACGCCTTGGTCTCCTCCGTCGCCTTCCACTCGCGGAGCGTGACGAGCTCGGCTTCGACGGCCTCGCGCTTGGTGGTCTCGTCCTTGAGGTCGAGGGATAGGGAGGCGACCTTCGCCTCCGCCGCGGTCAGCTTGACCGTGGTGTCGGTGAGCTTGGTCTCGTGGTCCTTGAGGGACACGGACAGCTCGGCGTTCTTCGTGGACAGTTCGGCGATTTTCTCGACGCTCATGGTGGCGTGCTCCGTGGCGGACTGGACCGCCGAAGGGGTTGTGACGCCGCTTGCGGCGTTGGATGTGGCGGACAGGGAGGCCTCGTAAGCCGGGGTGTCGCCCTCGGCGGAGGCCGTTGCAGGATCGAGTACACCGGGTTCGCTGCCCTCGCCGCTGACGGCGTCGAGCAGGTCGTCGATGATGTCGAGGACCTGATCCCAGGTGGTGCCCATCGGGGCGCCGACGAGGGACCGCAGCGGGTAGAGGAACTGCGCGAGCTCGATCCCTTCGTTGGAGGAGTCGGGATCACCGCCAGCTGCCTCGAGGTGGTCGCGGAGACGGTCGAGCTGGTCGCTTACCTCTGGAACCGTGGCGAGATCCGAGACGCGGAGCGCCGAACGGAGCTGCGGCATGTACTCGGCAGGCGAGTGGGCGAGGCGCATGGATACGGTCTGCTCGAGCGTCGGCAGCAGGCCCACGCATCCTGCGGAATCCTTCGCCGCAAGTGGCCGTAATCCATCAAGAAAAGGCGCGTTCGTCATGGCTCCACTGGTGAGCCTCGCCCCGATCGGCTGCCCGGTGACACGGTCGCGAGCACCGAAGCGAATGGCGGGGGAGAAGAACTTGTACTGCCCGGCGCGGATGTACTCGCGTGCGCGCTGTCCCCACTCGACGAGGCCCCACAGGTTGCCACCCTGTACCTTGAGTTCCTTGATCCAACCCTGCGCGGGAGCTCCCTCGACGGGAATGCTGCCTGACGTCGGATCGGCCTCTGAGGCGTGCTCGAAGTCGATGGCAACGGCTCGGTTCTCGGTCGCGTTGAAGTTGCGAACGATCTCGCCGAAGACCTTCTCGTTGAGCTCAAACGGGCCGGACGGGTGGCCCTTGAAGAGGCCCGGCTTAGCGATCTGAATCCAGACCGGCTTGGCCTCCCCATCAGCCAGCGAGATGCTGACGCCCTCGGTGAGAACTGTGCGCTCGGTTTCGCTCATGTGCCTCACGCTCAACGAGCCCCCGTGCGCCAGGTCGGCGCTGATGCGGATCCGTCGGCCTCGCTTGAGCACCTTCGGCTTCTTGGCCTTCTTGCGTGCGGGCGCGCCGGTGCCGCCCGATGGCGTCGATACATCGGACGTGCCCAGATCGAGCCTGTGGACCGTCATGGCATCACGACGGGGGCAGGATCGAGCACGGCAGGTGCACGTACCCGTTGCCTGCCGTAAAGGCCGACGTGATGCGGTCGAACCTAAGCGTATCGCCCGCGACGAGGACGATGACGCCCTGGGTTGCGGCCTTCGCGCCGATGGTGCCCTTGAAGAACGGCGCCACGAACGTCAGCCCCGCGGCCACGTCGCCCGACGCGCCGCCGAGGATGTCGCCCTTGGTGTTGTAGCTCGCGTTCGAGCTCGAGATGCCGATGGCGCTCGATGCACCGCCGGTGAAGCTCGCGAGCGGCTCCCAGAAGGCGCGCTCGATGGCGAGGCGACCTCCGCCGGGCAGCGAAGGCACGGTGTAGAGCACCGCGGCGTCAGCCAACGAGAAGGAGACCGGCAGCGAGAGCGTGAAGCGGCCCTGGCTGATGAGCGCCGCGGCGAGCGCGGGCGGGAACACGGAGAGGGCGTCGGGGCTCGGAAGCGTCGCGGGCATGGGTCACTCCTCGTCGGCGGGCTTGGTGTCCGCGGGTTCGTCGGTGTCGGGCGGCGGAGCGTCGACTGCTTGGTCGTCGTCTCCCGTCGCGTCAGGTTCGGTGTCGTTGTCTTGCGCCGTGGCGCTCGTCTGGAACTCTTCGGCGATCGCCTTCGCACGTGCCGCCAGGTCAGCGTCGAATGTCGCGGGGTCCTTCTGCGGACCGATCGGAAAGAGCCGACGCGCCTTCGTGTCCCCAGGCTTGATCAGCGTGATGCCGGCCTCTTGCGCGACCGCGTCAGCATCGACAGGCATGCCGGCCGAGGCGGCTTTGCTGTTCTTCTCGATGATGCGGAGTGCGTCCGGATCGTCGGAGACGTGGATCTTGAGCTGCGGGTACAGCCGGCGCGGCGCATCGGGAAAGTTGAGCCGGACGATCCAGTCGATGAGGTCTCGTTTGAGCGACGAGGCGAGCATGCCCGCGTCGTGCTCGTAGAGCTTCATCTCGCTCTTGCGCTGCGTGTCGCCGAGCGCGCGATTGCCGCCCGTCGAGCCGACCTCGGTGCCGAGCGTGCCGCCAGAGACGCACTTGCTGACCTGGCCGTCGCAGACGCCGATCCATTCGGGGAACGTCAGCTTGGCTGTGGCGCCCTGGTCGGGCGTGCGGAGATTGAGTGTGATCGTATCGGCATGGACCCAGCTCGAGAGGCCGCCGGCGCCCATCTCTTGAAGGGCAGCCTCAGCGTTCGCGATGTCGGCGGGCGTTGCGAGGGACGTCTCGCCCTTGGGAGACGCGCAGAACGTCGCCTCGGGCCACGGCTTGGCGAAGCGCTCGAGGTACGTCGGCGCGCCGCGGCTCGCTACGAGCTTGAGCGCCATCCAGTAGGCGAGCTGACGGCCGAGACCGTTGCGGGTCGGGTAGCCGCCACGGATCTGCGGCGCGTGAATGATGAACTTGCCCGGCGCGTCGGCCACGCGAAGCCCGAACATCTTGTTCGTCACGCTCTGCCGGAAGTCCGTCGAGACGGCTCCCTGATCCCAGACGTAGAGATCCCACGAGCCGCTGCGTGGGTAACTTAGGCGGCGCGAGTGGAGGAGCGAGAGTCGGTCGACCATCCACCCTTGACCATCGCGAGCCCAGTGGGTCTCGTTTCCGGTCATGCCGAAATAGGTCGCCCACGCGAGCTCGGTGAGGCGCTCCTCCATCGAGGGAATGGCGGCAACGATCTCACGAGTCGTAGAGGCGATCGTCTGCGCGAGCGCTTCGTCGAGCGAGCCCGCTTCAGCCTTGGCGGCCGTGAGCTCAAACCGGCCGGCCGAGACGCCCATCACACGCTTGGAGAGCACCGAGAAGGCGTGCGGATCCTTCTCGAGCATCTCGTCGAGGAGATCGACGTACTGCTGCCGGAACCCCTGCATCGAGATGCGGAAGATCGCGCTGATGTACGCCAGGGACAGGCCCGGACCGATGACGATCGTGCCGGTCTTGTCGATGCTCGGCCAGGGGGCGAGCGCTCGGTCCTGCGTCGGTTGCGCGATGGGTTGCGCGATGACGGGGGCCGTCGCCGGCGAGTCGCTCGGCGTGGTCGTCGTCGTCATGGGATGCAGCCCCTCGAGGAGGTGAGGTCAGCCCAACGTGGACCGCTCGAAGTCGTGTGTTTGGAAGGAGCCGGCGCCGGTGGCGCGCACTCGCGGCGCGACCTTCACGATCGAGAGCGCAAGTGCATCCGCCCGATCCGGGCTCCTACCGATGCGCTTCTTGATCTCGTCCTTCGACTCGATCTTGCGGCGCCCACGAGCGTCGTAGGAGTACCTCGGCGCGAGGAGCTCGACCTCGAGGGGCTTGTCCTGAGGGAGCGCTCCACCGTCGGTGAGCCACTCCGCCACTGCGAAGTGCAGCTGCGCTCGCTTGTTGACGTACACCTCCGCGTCGTCGGCCTTCTCGGAGGCGGAGACATCGTGCACGTCGAGCTCTTTGGGATACTCGGCCCGGAGCAGGTCCGCGACGCCGGCGCCGTAGCCGCCCGACGTGTCGACCTTGACCGAGACCTTCTCGGTCGGTGAACGCCGGAGGAGCCGCGCGACCTCGATGACCTTGCCGGCGACGGCGACGGTGTCGAAGCCGGAGACCGTGACGATCGGGTAGGCGTAGAGCCCGCGCCGCGGGGCGATCGCCGAGTCGTCATCGCCGAACCGCGCCACGTCGACGCCGAGCTCGAGGGGCTCGGCCAGCTTGCTCTCGATGAGCGCCAACCAGCGCTCTTGGGCGGCCTCGATGGCCGCGAGCCCGACGACCGCGTTCGCTGCTGTGCCAGCGAAGTTGCCAAGCACGCGGGTCTGGTAGAACGAGCTCGACTCGCCGTGCTTCGCAAGCATGTCGGCGCAGAACTGCTTGTCGGCGAGTCCGGGGATCGGCGGCTCGTCACCCGTCACGTTCGGGCTGTCGAGGCATGAGAGGTGATGGCCATCCCAGAACTCGCGCTGCGAATGGAACGCCTCGAAGAACCACCCGATGGTCTCCGTGGGGTTCGATGCCGCGAGAATGCTTCCGCCGGCGGCGGTGTTGCCCTCGATGGCCTCGAAGATGTCGTCTCCGACGCCGCTCCCCTCGTCGACGATAATAAGCATCTCCGGTCCGGAGAAGCCCTGCATCGAGTTCGGGGAGTCCGCCGTAAAGCCGACGATCTCTCGACCGTCCGGCCACTGCATGCCCGTCGCGGGCTGAAGCGCAGGCTCGACGCCGAGCACCTCGAAGGGGCACTTCCCATCAGAGCGCGCCTTCTCGTCGTAGAGGATCCGTCGGAGCTCCTTCCAGAGGACCTCCTTGATCTGCTTGTTGACCGGCGCCGTGAAGAGCACGCGGCCACGAGGGCGCGTCGCTGCCCACCAGAGCGCTGCGATAACGAAGGCCGTCGACTTGCCGAGCTTCTGGCCGGAGCGGATGGCGACTCTCTTGCCGCGCGCGATGGCCTCGAGGATGCGCCGCTGGGCGCGACAGAGGCGGACACCGAGGAGCTCCGTGGCGAGACTGATCGGGTCGTCGCGGTACTCGGGAAAGAGCGGAGCGCGGCGGCCCGATCGGGCAGCCTGGAGGCGGGCGGCTTCGCGCTGGAGGCGATCAGCCTCCGTCAGGCCCCGCTGGACGCTCTTCTTCGTCGGCGGGTTCAGGCGATCCGCTTGGATCTTCTGGAGGCGGCGGACGGTGCTGATGATGCTCGCTGCCGACACCCAGTGCCTCCCCTGCCATGTCGACGCCGCCGGTCTTCTCGATGAACCGGGTCACCTTGTCTAGGTCTGGCTCGGCCTCGATGAGCTCTACGGCCCTCTCATTGGCGCGTCGAAGCGCTCGAACGCGGGCCAATCGCCACCCACGGAGTTCCTCTTCCGAATATTCGCGGAAAAGCGCGGCAAGGACGGGGTCAGTGGTCAGAGCTTTTCGGTAGTTCCGGATGCTTCGGTCGCTGATTTTGAGCAGCTTCGAAGCTTTCTGATCATTTCCGATCGCTTCCGCTTCGACGAGCACCCGAGCGGCCCGTTCGCGGTTCAGCTTCGATGCCATACCTACACCTGTCAGGATGAACAGGAGACCGAAGCCCATTCGCCGATCAAGTCGGGCGGCGTCCGTCACGCCGAAGCCTGTCGACACCTGTCAGCCCGGTTCACGTCTCACACGTCCGGAACGCTTGACAGGAAACGACGGGGACCCTCTGTATGGATCTCCGCTGAGCACCCGCCACTCGGAGTCGTCCGCACCCCCTGACCGCCTCTCGACGTCCGACCGGGGAGGGGTTCGCCGGACGCCGAGGGCAGCAGGAGG